GCCGATCGCGGCGACACCGAGCGCGGCCGCCTTCATGCCCTTCGCGCCGGCCTCGGTGGCGGCGACCTTGCGCTCTTCGGCGGCGGCCACCTCAGCGGCGGCGGTGCTGGCCGCTGCGGCGCTCTCGGCGGCCGCCTGCACCTCGATCAGTGCCGCATCGCGGATCGCGAGGGCGGCCGCGGTCGCCGCGTCGGCCTCGGCGCGCTTCGCGGCGGCGAACTCCTCGCTGCCGGCCGCGGCGAGCGCCTCGGCCTCGGCACCGGCGCGCAGGGCCGCGTTGTAGTCCATCTGGGCTGCGACGGCGGCCTTCATGGCCGCCGCGAGCTCCTTCTGCGCGGCCTGGTTCTTGACCGTGGCAGCGGACATCTGCTCGCTGGGCGCGACGGTCGCCTTCGCCGACGCCGACATGGCGTCGAGGGCGGCGTTCGCCTCGGCCAGGCCGGCGACGTACTCGCGCTGACCGATCAGCACCATGCGGGCGCCGACGGTTTCGAGCAGGTCCATGCGGGGGCGCCCCTCTCGTCTCGGAGGGGCGCGCGGGTCAGCTGAACAGCTTCGCGATGGCGTCGCCGACGTGGCTGCCGATCGCCTTGGCGAGCTGGTTCAGCTCCTCGGTGCGACGTTCGTTGTGGAGGCGACGGGCCCGGGAGATCACCGCAGCCGCGATGGTCCAGTCGTCGCCGCCGAGAGCGAGGAACGTCATCGGGTCGCCGATCCCGAGCAGGAGGGCTTCGGCGGCGGCGTCGACCAGGCGCTCAGGGTCGCTGTCGCCGCCGCCGCTCAGGAGTCCGAAAAATCCTTGTTCTGGTTCGGCAGCACCATGCCCGACCACTGCAGCAGCTTCGTGGCGGTGGAGGTGACGTCGGCCTCGGTGAGGTAGAGCGCCCGCACGACGGCGATCGCACCGGCGTGCTCGTCGAGCCCGAGGCTGTAGGCGAGGTCGGGGTCGAACTTGGTCCACTCGCCGTGCGGGTCGTCGTCGCGCAGCGACAGCCGGGGCCGCTGTTCCTGCTCGTACTCGTAGTCGTCGGCGCCCTCGATGGCGAACACGCCGATGCAGGAGCTGACCAGCACCTGAGCGTTGGCGTTGATGGCCCAGTCCTTCGGGCGGTTCTTGTTCTTCTGCATCTTCTCGATGCGGTCGGAGAACTCGCTCGGGCTAGCCGGGCCGTACCGCACCCAGATGGCGGGGCCGTCGTCGACCTCGCCCCAGCGCGGCACCCGCAGGTCGGTGTAGAGCAGATCCGTCATCTGCTGCTTGCGGGCGCGGAGGCTGAGCAGGGGAGAGCCGGCGGCGGCCCGGCGGGGGGCGGCGAGCTGCTGCGTCTGCTCCGCGGCGGAGTCGGGCGCGGCGTGCTGGCCGGCGGCGGCGATCGGCGCCGGCATGCTGACGGCGACGACGGAGGGGTCTGCGGACATGCGGAAACTCCAGGAGTAGGGGGGCCAGGGCCAGGGGTGAGCGGTCGAGCCGAGAGGGCTACGAGCGGGTCTCGGGGTCGACCTCGAAGTCGTACATCTGCGGACTCGACGACGTGCTGTCCGCGTCGCCGACCTTGACGCCGAGCAGCCGGCCCGACCAGGTCATCGGGGTGCCCCAGGCGTTGCCCTGCTCGTCGAGGGGCTGCTTGGTGATCTGGGCGCGGACGCCGCCGGACTGGTCCATCAGCCAGCGCAGCACCTCCCAGTCGCGCTCGCGCTCGAGCACGCGGGTGACGGTGATCGTCGCGTAGGTGGGGAGGGACCGGTAGCTCTTCTCCGGGCCCATGCCGCCGGGGCGGTGCATGGCGGACTTGGTCTGGACGTCGCCGCCCTTCATGGTGTCGTAGACGCCGAGGTCGCGACCGCCGACGTTGGCCGTGATCAGGTACTGCTGCGCGGTGCTCATGCCGCCTCCTTCGGGGGGCCCGTCGCCGTGGAGCGGGCGTGAAAGAGCCGCCCGGCGGGTGCCGGGCGGCTCGGTGGATCAGTGCCAGGGAGGGGCCGATCAGACGGACTGCGTGAGCGGCACGTTGATGATCGAGATGCGGGTGAACTCGCTCATCGCCGACTGCCGGATGCTGAGCACGGCGAGTACCTGGCCGGCGGCGGCGGTCTGCACCGTGTTCACCGCGGACGAGGTGTCGACCTTGAATGCGTCGGTCGCTGAGGTGCCGAACAGGGCGCCGATCTGCCAGAAGCGCTGCAGCATGCCGGCCAGGTGGCCGTTGAGGCGGCCCAGCAGCTGCCCCTTGGCGTCGATCGCGGAGAACTGGGCGATCTCGGCGGCGATCTTCTGCCCCTCGTCCTGGATGGCCATGTGGAGGCGGCACCAGTTGAGCTGCGTGAACTGAGGGTCGATGCTCATCGAGCGGAAGCCGTAGAGCTGCACCACGCTGGCGATGTTGCGGATGACGTTGATGCCGGCAGCGTTGAGGTTGCCGCGGTCAGCCGCCACGTAGGTCTGGCTCACTCCGATCGCGAACGACGATGCGCCGGCGGTGGAGCCGGCGGCCGCGACGTTCGGGTTCAGCGTCTGGGCGTCGGAGCGGGCGATCGCGGCGGCCGCGAGCGCCGAGGGCGGTGCGACCCGCGACGGCGCGGGGATGCCGGTGCCGGTCGGGATGCCCGGGATCGTCACCCACGGCGCGACGATGCAGCCACGGGAGCCGTCGCCGCCGGCGATCGCCGCGGTGGCGGCGGAGATCAGGGTGGCCGCGGTCGGGGTGTCGACGCCGTCGAGCAGGGCGATGCGGTTGCAGGCCGACGCGTGCGCCATGAGCGCGACGTGGGCGGCGTCGGTGGTGCGGCCGGGCGCGGAGACCTGGCCGGGGCCGAGGTCGGGCGGGAACGCGTTGAGCGCGGCCGTCCAGGTGCCTTCGGCGATGGAGGCGTTGTCGTCGAGGCCGTTGGCCAGCGGGGTAGCCGCGACGACGGCCGGGTTGTTCGTCGGCGCGGCGGTGGCGTTGGCCTGGTCGACGACGACGATGAAGTTGCTCAGCGACGACCAGTTCTGCGCGTCAGCGGGCGAGGCGAGGTTCGGCGACTGCTCCACGGTGACGCCGTTGTAGGCGATCACGAGCTGGTAGGTGCCGGCGAGGGTGCCGGCGACGACCTGCACCGTGAGGGCGTTGCCCCAGGTGCCGGGGCTGTTCGCGCTGACCTTGATCGTGTTCAGCGGGGTCGTGGCGGAGTCCTTGAGGAACACCGACGCGGGGGCCGCGGAGGGGCCGACGACGCGCGACACCATGGCGAGCAGGCCGCCGTCGTGGAAGAACAGGTCGAGGGCGTCGTAGAGGGCGGTGTAGCCGGCGCGGCTGCCGAGCTTGGTGGTGAAGTCGGCCATGCTCTGCAGGCTGATCGGCGTGCCGACCGGGCCGCGCTGGGCCAGGCCGGTGACGAACCAGGTGGCGGTGGCGACGTTGGGGATCGGCGGCGGCGTAGCGACGGCCGTGGTGACGGTGATGCCCGGGGCGGTCATGAATCAGCTCTCCTGAGGTGCGGACGACGCCGCGGGGTCGGTGGGTGCCAGGGCGGAGGTCTCGGGGTCGGCGCCGGCCGCCGCGGCAGCCTCGGCCGAGGCGAGCGACAGCACGGTCGGGGCGTCCGCGTCGTAGGCCGCCCACGGCAGGCCTTCGGGGTCGGCCGTGTCGGCGGTGTCGGCGCCGGCCTCGGTGGAGTCGGCGAGCGGCGCGGAGAGCGGGTCGGCCGTCGGGGCCGGTGGGGCGTCGTCGTCCTCGCTGACGGGCACGAGCAGCCCATCGGCGATGAGCAGTTCGTGGCGGGCGGAGCGGTCGACGTCGGCGCGTTCACGCGGGGCGAGGACGCGCCCGCTGTCGAGATCGACGTCGTGAGTGCAGCCGTTCTTGACGAGCACGGCGGTCCTCCTTCTACGTGGGCCGGGGGGTGACGGTGACGTGCGTGGATGTGACGGCGGGGGCGGCGCGCGGCGGAGCCGTCGGGTCGTCGGGGGGCACGGCGGGGCCGGCGAAGGCGTCGACGACGCCATCGACGCTGACCGCCACCTGCAGCACGGCCTGACCCCACGTGCGGTAGGTGGTGTCGCCGCCCTGGACCTGGGCGTAGCGCTCGGCCCGCCAGGTGGTGCTCTCGGCGAACCCGCCGAGCGACGCCTGCTGCAGCAGCAGCTGCCGCAGCGCGGTCAGGTAGTTGCTGAGCTTGTCCTCGGTCTGCTGGTAGTCGGCGCCCCACATCCACAGCTCGATGCGCACGTCCCACACGGCGCGGTAGGTGCCGTTCCCGCGGCGCTCGGGCGGCGCCAGGGTGCCCGGCACCACCACGACGTAGCGGGGGGCCTCCTCGTGGGTCACGACGGAGGTGAGGGGCTGGTTCACGAAGTCGGTGAAGCCGGGCATCTCGGCGGGGTCGGCGCCGACCTGGCGGATGGCCTCGGCGACGTAGAACGGGGCCCAGCGGTCGAGGGTGGCCTTCACGGCCTGCCGGACGTGCGCCGGCCCGATGAACGGCCCCAGCGGTGATGTGGTCATCAGAAGCCCGTCGTGAGGACGCCGACACGGCCGAGGGCGAGCTGCACGATCTGGCCCCAACGCAGCGCGTCGAACTCGGTGAGGTGCACGAGCTCGCGCTGCGGCAGTGTCGCGGATGCGTGGCCGAACACCTGGATCTGGCGGGGTCCTTGCTGGTGGTACTTCGCGTAGGGCAGCGACGTGCCGACCGTGAGGTGATCGGGGGTCGACTCGTACACCGAGTGCTCGGTGACGCCGGTGAGGGAGTCGTAGAGGGCGCCGGTGGCGTAGAGGATCTTCTCGGGCTGCGGGTAGCCGGCGGCGCGCTTCAGCTGCACGGTGGTGGGGCTGAGCGGGGCCCAGCCGGGCCCGTTGTCGGCGAACCGCTGGGCTGACATCGCCCGGAAGTCCTCGGCGATCGCCGGCCACGCGGTGGCCTCCACGCCGACGGCGCGGGCGGCGTAACCGTGCAGCACGGCCTGCATCTCGGTGGCGCCCACCAGGGCGAGGTCCATGTTCATCCCTTGCCCCTGCCTCGCCGGATCTGGCGGCGCGGGTCGGGCGCCCCGAACGGGACGAGCAGGCTCACCAGCTCGTTGTCGAGGTCGGCGGTGCTGAGGTTGCCGCGGCGCTCGGGGGCGAGCCCGAGGATGAACAGCTTCGTGGCCTGCAGCATCGCCGCCTGGACGAGGTCGTCGGGGTAGCCGAGGGTGTAGCCGCCCGAGTGGCGGATCTCGATCGTCGAGCCGACGGGGCAGTAGATGCCCAGCGGGAGCCGCAGGTGCCCCGTGTCGGGGTGGGGGCCCTCGTAGATGCCGGTCGACTGGGCGCCCCCGACGGGGGCGGTCACCAGGGCGGTGACGTCGCTGTAGGTCCACAGGTGCGCTGCGACCGGCGCGTAGTCGGCCAGCCACACGTCGCGCACCATCTGCCCTGCGGCGCCGTAGGCGCGGGCCAGCGACATCTGCAGGGCGCCGACCGTGGAGACGGGCAGGCCGACGCCGTCGCCGTCGGGTGGGACGCCCTCGGCGCGCTCGGTGTGGACTGCGCCGACGTAGGGCACGAAACGCCGGCCGCAGATCGACTCGATGCGGCGGCTCGCCCGCACCATCGTCGACTTGACGTAGTTCTCGGTGGCGCCCCGCAGTGCATAGCTGTAGGGCCCGTCCGCCATGTCGGCGACGCTCGCGAGCGGCTCGTAGATGTACGCCATCGGGGGCACCTCCAGGCTGGACGGGCGGCGGGGCTACTCGGTGACGGCCTTGCCGCGGGCGCCCTTGGCGGCCTTGTCGTTGGCCTCCGCCTCGGCCTTGTCGGCGGCGGCCTTGTCGGCGGCGGCCTTGTCGGCTGCGGCCTTGGCCTCGTCGCCGTCGGCCGGGTCGGCCGCGACCGGCGGCGGCACGACCTCGCTGAACCCCTCGATCTTCAGCAGCTCGCGGGCTGCGTGGTCGTCCTCGACGACCACGACCTGTCCCGCCTCGGTGAACTCGACACCTTCGAACGGGGTGTTGGCCGGTCGGTCTGCTCGTACGTGCACCGCCATAACGGCTCCTTCTGTCCAGGGTGAGAGGTGAGGACCCCCGTCTGGTCGGGCGCCCGAGGACGCCCGACCAGGCGGGAGGGGAGAACTCAGGCCGCCAGCGTGGCGACCACGTTGCGGAGCCGGCCCAGGTACTTCGGGGCGCGGACCGCGAGGGTGGTGTCCGTCGCGAGTGCGAAGGGCAGCTGGTCGGGCGACGCGACCGTCGGGTAGATCGTCAGCGGCGTGACGTCGCGGACGTAGGGGCGGACGAGGATGTCGGGGTCGCGCGGGATGAGGTAGATGTCCTCGCCGCCCGCGGCCCGCGGCTTCTGGGCGCCGCCGCCGATGTACTGGGTGTTCTGCACCGGCGCCTGCACCGCGCCCGACTGGGCCGACACGTTGAGCGCCGCCCCGGTGTCGAGGATGGCCGTGGCGTAGATCGGGGTGATGCCGTCGCCGCCGGTGGTGACGACCGCGTCGACGATGCCGATCAGGGTCTCGTTGCCGGCCGTACCGCGGTACACGCGGTAGGTCTGCGGGGTGGCGCCCTCCTGGCCGGTCGGGACGGCGAAGGTGAGGCTGACCGAGCCGGTGGCGCCGGTGGTGGTCGCGGTGACCGCGGCCGAGGGCTTCATGGCGCCGGCGCGAGCGACGATCGGCTCCAGGATGTAGCTGTAGGTGCCGGCCGCGAGCACGCCGCCCGTGGTGCTGGGCGTGGCGGTGACGGCGCCCATCTGGTTCGCGAGCCGGGTGCTCAGGAACGACGACTTGATCATCGGGATGTCGCGGTAGGCGTTGACGATCAGGCCGGCGGTGATCTCGGTCGAGGTGAGGAACCGCTGGTTGGGGGTCTCCAGCTGCGCGATCCGCGAGGCGGCCGTGGGGCTCATGACGAACATCCACTGGTCGTTGAAGATCGGCATGGCGGCGTTGGTCTCGACCATGTCGATGAGCTGGTCGAGGGCGCCCAGGCCCAGCGTGGCGCCGGCGTACTCGATGGCGTTCTGCGGGTTGTTCACCGTGTTGGTGAACTGGCTGACCAGGGCGTCGAGGCCGTCGAACTGCGGCCACGGGCCGTTGACGGTGGCGCCGGCCGAACCCCAGATCATCGCCTGCTCGATGTCCCACAGCAGGCCCTGCACGCACGACGCGATCTCCTGCGCGCGCAGGTCACCGATCTGGTCGCGGGTGACCTCCTGCGCGTAGCCGGTGACGCCACCGACGCTCTGGAGCAACTTGATCACGAACTGGAACTGCTCGTAGACGCTGTTGCCCATGGGGCGGGCGCCGCCGTCGGTCACGAACCCGCCCGGGGCGCGGAAGGTGCGGCGGTTGAAGTAGTACGTGGTGCTGCTGATCTTCTTCGTGGGGACGACCCGGACCAGCGGCGAGTACCGACGCTGGTACTCGAGCATGAGAGGGTCGATGACCTTCTGGACGAGGGCGGGCACGCCCGCGGCGGTCAGGGCCTCGTCGAGTTCGGTGGCCATTCAGGTGCTCCTTCGGGGCATGACGAAAAACCCCCGAGGCGAGCGCCTGGAGGTGGGTGGATGGGGCTGTGCGGTTGTGGTGCCAGGGGGTGGAGCTACCGGTCAGGCCAGGGACCGGGGCAGCGCAGGGGGGAGGTCACTCCCCGCCGGGAACACCGATGACGGCGTCCCAGGCGCCCGCGGCGTGGCGGGTGAACTCCTCGGGCGACATCTTGTGCAGCGGGGTCTCGGGGGCGTCCTTCTCCGCGGCCTCCACGAGGCCCTTGCGGCGCGGGGAGCCGAACTTCTCGATCAGCTCCGCGCGAAGCTCCTTGCGGACGGCCTCGGCCGTCTCGGCCTGAGCCTTGGCGACGGCCTCGCCGACGACCTTGGCGACGTCGACCTGAGCCGACTCGGCCGGCGCGGCCGCGGTCAGCTTGGAGTGCAGGCTGGTCGCGATCGCCTCCACGTCGCCGGGCAGTAGCGACATGCCCGCGGCCGGCGCGGTGGCGCCGTCGGCGGGGGCGTCGGTGGCGGCCGGGGCGTCGGCGGGGGCGTCCTCGGTGGCGGCGGCCTCGGTCGTGGTGGTGGCGGCGGCTTCCTTGGCGGCACCCTCGGCGGGCGCGCCCTCGGCCGGCTTGGTCTCGGTGGCGGGCTTCTGGTCGGGCATGACGGGCTCCTTCTCGGTGTGATCGGCGGACTCAGCCGCGACGACCGCAGCTCCGCAGGACGGGCAGTAGGCGGCCCCGGCGGGCAGGAGCCCGTCGCAGCCGGCGCAGGTGTCGACGTCGGTTCCGTCGGGCAGGTCGAAATCGCCGTCGTTGTCGGGGTCGAGCACCTTCAGGGCGGCGTCGAACGCGGCGCCCAGCTGCACGGCGGCAGCGGACACGTCGTCGTTGCTGATGCCCCAGGCGTCGAGGTCGATGTCGATCGGGCCCTGCCAGCCGCCGATGCGCACGTGCGCCTCGCGGAGCGCGGCGATGGTCTCGGCGAGCGGGTTGGGCGCGGCCTCGGTGGCGGCCTCGGCAGTCTCGGTGGCGTCGGCGCCCGGGGTGGCGTCCTGCTCCTGTGTGCCGCCCTCCGTGCCGGCGGGGCCATCGGGGGCCACCTCGGCGGCCGCCGGCTTCGCGGCGGGCTCTCCGGGCTTCTTCGGCGGCATGTCGGCCGGGCTGGGCCGGCCGGGGATGTCGGGCATGACGGTGACCTCCACGCTCTCGGTGATCGGGGTGCGGAGCGGACCGTCGTCGGGGGCGGTCTCCTGCGCCTCGGCTGCGGCGGCGCGGATGCGCGCCTTCAGCACCCCCGGGCTCTTGGTGATGTCGATGGTGTTGATTTCGAGGTCGTCGCCGGTCTCGCACATGACGCCGTCGATCTCGACCTGTCGTGTCGGCCCGAGCCACCAGCCGTTGATCGACACGGAGTCGACGGTGCGGCGGCCGTCTGGGCCGGGCGTGGTCAGCTCGGCGATGTCGCGGCCGGCCTGGGTGCCCACGAGGTAGCCCGACGCGGTGGCCAGCTGGGCGTCCTCGTCCCATTCGGCGGTCATCCAGCGGGCGGCAACCTCGCGCGTCTGGTCGCCGGCGCCGTGGTAGCTGAGCATCTGCACCGGCAGTGCGTCGGGGTCGGCGAGGCGTTCCTGCAGCCGCTTGACGGCCTTCGCGCACACCTCGGGGGTGTAGTAGCGGTTGTTGCGCGACACCCCCGGCGCCAGGAAGTCGGAGGTGATGGTGCCGATGACGGCCACGGCGGGGCCTCCTGTCAGGCGATGGTGATGAAGCAGCGGCAGCCGCCGTGCGGGGTGCTCGGGGTGTCGAACACCGTGTAGGGGCTGCGCGCCTCGTAGCCCTGGCAGATCGAGCAGGCGTTGGAGTCGGCGCAGATCCACCAGGTGGTGGCGAGCCCGAGGTCGATGAAGAACTGCGTCTCGGCGTCGAGGTAGGCGTCCGACATCTGGGTGTCGAGGTAGTAGAGGGCGCCGGCACCGGCGTCGATCAGGTCGGCGACCTCGTCGGGGTCGAGTAGCCAGGCGGCCGGGTCGTCGAGCAGGGACCCGAGGGGGTCTTCGTCGGGGTCGATCGGCGGCGGGGCCAGGCGCGCCTTCGCGGCGGCGGCGTCGACGATGTCGCCGGCGAGGCCGGCCTGCTGCGCGAGCACCCACGGTGCCGGGTCGAACGGGTCGGGGTAGGGCGACTCCCCGGGCTCGACGTCGACCTGGCCGGCCGAGGCGATGTGCGCGGCGGCCGCGGTGCCGGCCATGACGGCGGCGGTGTGGGCGTCGCGGGCGAGGGTGTGCCAGGCGATGTCGTGGCCGCTGATGCGGGCCTGGCGGGCGATCTCGGCGGCGACGGTGGCGCGCTGGTCGGCGCGGGAGGCGTCGGGGTCGATCAGGTCGACGATGGCCTGCCCGTCGAGGCCCTGCTTCGCGAAGTCGGCGAGCAGCACCGCCAGGAGTGCGGCGTGGCGGTCGTGGGTCTTGTCGCGCTGCTTGCGCACGGCGAGCTGAGCGGCGGCCGCAGCGGCGGCGGCTTCGTCGTCGGTGAGCTCCCCGGGGTCGTCGGTCTCGGTGAGCGCCTCGGTGGCCGGCGTCGGAGGAGGCCCGAGGGGGAACGTGGCCCAGTCGCCGCCGAGGGCGACGGTGATGCGGTCGAGCATGACCGGGCCCGTGTAGCTCAGGTCGGCCGCGGTGAGGCCGTATCCGGCGGTGAGGTGCGGGATCCACGGCAGGTGCTGTGCGGGGAGGTCGTCGCCCAGGATCGCGGCGAGGCCTTCGCAGACGATGTCGCGGATCGGGCCCAGCAGTGCCGAGTCGCCGGCGAGGTGGACCGCGCACTGCTTCTCGTGGCCGGGCCGGAACGTGGCGTGCCCGATCACCTCGGCGGAGATCGGGCCGGGCGCCGTCGCGGCGATCGCCTGCACCAGCGCGGTCAGGGCGGCGTGCCGGGCGGCGTCCCAGGTGGCGACGTCGTCGCCGAGGAACGCGAGCGTCAGGTGGATCTGGTCTTCCGGCTCGGCGCCGTCGGCGTCGAGGGTGAGGGCCGCCGGGTCGGCCGGCAGCAGAGCGATCATGCCGGCCACGGCGCGCCCTCACCCTCCTTCGCAGGTCAGCGCTACTTGCTGCTGCGCTTGCGGGCTGGCTTCTCGGCCGCCTTCGATGCGGCCGAGGCCTTCGTGGCGTCGGTGAGCGCCGGCACGAGCGTGGGCGTGGCGGCGCGGGTCGAGGTGCGGGGGGTGGCGCGCGGGCGCGGGGTCGCCGGCTTCGGGGCCAGCTTCGCGCCGAGCTCCACGATGGCGTCACCGATCACGGAGGCGGTCTTCTGGCTCTCCGTCACGACAAGCAGCCGCACCTCGGCGGTGCGCGCACCCACCTCGGCGGTCACGTGGTCGGTGAGGGCCTGCTCCGCGTCGGAGATGCGGGTGCGGGTGACCTCGGCGCGCCGCCCGGACGAGCGCAGCAGGCGCCAGTACAGGAACAGGAGCCCGATCAGCAGCAGGGGGCCGATCGTCGCGAGGTTGATCAGCGCGAGGCGGATCAGCAGTTCGTCAGTGGTCATGGTGGCCTCCAGGGGGCCTTGGGGAGGGGGAGGGACAGCCGAGGCGACCGCGGCCGGCAGGGCCGCGGTCACCTCGGGTTACCGCTTGTCGATCTTCTTGCGGATGAGCGCTGTCACCTTCGCCGCCGTCATCGGCCCAGCGGTGGCCGGGTCAGGGACGGGCGGCGAAGGCGGCGGAGGGGCCGCCGTCACTCGCTGGAGCGGGCGCCGGTCCCGAACGCCGAGTCGTCGCCAGCCGACGGGCTGGAGGCGTCGTCGCCGGCGACGGCGCCGGGTGCCGACGGGTCGCCCGACTGGGCCGGGTTGGCCTGGCCGTTCTCCGCGGGGGTGTTCACGCTGTCGTCGCCGCCGACGGAGGTGGCGGGAGCGTCGGAGCCGGGCTGCTCCGGGTCCTGCTGGACCGGGACGCCCGGGTCGACCGGGGTGCCCGGGTCGAGCGGCCCGCCGGGGGCGGCCGGGCTGGTCGGGTCGGCGACCGTGCTGCCCGGTGCGGGCGGCACCACGCCGGCAGCGTCGGACGGGTTCGCCGGCTTCGCCGCCTCGACGGCCTCGCGCAGGCCGGCGATGACCTGGGCCAGGCGCGTGTGTCCGTCGACGAGCTCCTGGTGGTCGGCGGCCGCCGCCGGGTCGACCGGGTTGCCGGCCGCCTCCAGCTGGGCGATGCGGTCGCCCTGCTGCTTGATCAGCGTCTCCTGGCCGGCGAGCGCGGACTCGGCCTCCTGGACGATGCCCTCCAGCTGCGCGAGGTCGTCGGTGATGATCCCCATGACTTTCTCCATCCATTCCTGGTGCCGGGCTGCCTGGCGGCGGATCTCGGCGACATCGGTTTCGAGGCGGGACAGCCGGTGGCGGTCCTGCTGGTTCTGTTCCGCGACCCACTGCGTGAACTTGCCGAGCTGGTCGTAGAACTCGGCCCGGTCGACGTGCGACATGTCGGCTCCTCAGCTCGCCGTGGCGAGCAGTCGCTGGTAGTGCTCGGCCACGCGGGCACGCCACGCGACCGCCTCGGTAGGGGGCTCTTTGTCGGTGTCGGGTGTGCCCGCCGCAGGGCTGGGAGGGGCCCCCTGCGGCGGGCCGGCGGGCGGTTCCTGGCCGGGCGCGCCGGGCATGTGGATGACCGGCGCGGCGGCGGCCCGCTTCGTGGCGAGCTCGGCCTGCGCGTCGACCCCCTTGGCCTTGATGGCGTCGACCGCGGCCGTGGAGTAGCTCTGCAGGTCGTCCCAGGTGATGATTTCCTTGCTGGTGACCAGCACGTGGACATCGCCCTCGGGGCCGATGGTGGGCTCGCCGATGTCGGTCAGGTAGTTGTTCAGCGTCCAGGAGCCGTTGCGGATCCGCTCGTCGCGGATGTCCTCGACGATCTTGTCGTCGCGCCAGTCGACGGCGACGAACTCCAGCACCCAGTCGGTGATGCCGTAGGACTCCTGCGTGATGTGGAAGTTCAGCTTCTCCAGCACGATGCTGGCGATCGGCCCGCAGGTGTTCACGCGGAACGTCTTGTCCTGGTCGGTGCCGGTGCCGCCGCCCAAGTTGCCCGACTCGATGATCCCGACCTTGCTGGGCGGGACGCCGGCCACGGACAGGATCTCGTCGCGGGCCTCGCGCTTGACCTCGGCGTACTCGATGAGCTTCCCGACCTGCAGCTCCGTGAGGCTGTTCAGGCCGCGCGTGGTGATCGGGTTGCCGATGTTGGCCGACCCGAGGTTGCGCACCTGGTACTGGGAGCGGAAGTCGCGGACGTCGGAGGGCTGGACCTCGAGCGGGAAGTCGAGGTGGATCTTCGGCGGGTCACCCTTCTTCATCGTCTCCTTGACGACGGCGGCCGCGAACAGCCACGTGGTCACCGGCAGCAGCGCCTTCTGCCCGATGCCCATGCCGTAGAGCGAGCCCTTCGGCGAGTCCATCGAGATGTGGATGACCTCGTGCGGCTCGAAGTGCCTCTCCCGCGTGTCGACCACCTGGTCGTAGCCGAGCACGTCGCCGTGCTCGTCGGCGTCGACGGTCATCGTGGCGGGGTCGAGCGCGTACAGGGCGACGATCCGGCCGAGCAGCCACACGCACTCGATGAAGGCGTCGCCGTAGATGCCGAGGTCGGTCACGGTGCCGCGGATCAGCTGGATGATGTCCTGGTAGGGGTTGCAGAAGTTGAGCAGCGCCTGCAGCTCCTGCACCGCGGGCGGCGGCTTGTCGGGGGTCACCGATTCGTCGGCGAGCGGCCCCGGCACGATCTGCAGTCCGCCAGCGGTGACCGTGCGGGCGATCGCGTCGATCGGGGCCGACAGCCACGGGCAACCGACGTAGCCGTTGTAGAGCGACTGCATGAACGCCGCCCGGCCGTCGGGGTAGTCGCCGCCGGGGTTGCGCTTGTTCGCCCCGCCCATCGGGACGTCGCTGTCGTAGCCGGCGCGGGAGATGCCAGTGGGGGCGCTGACGGTGCCAGGGCGCACCGCGACCTCGGCGACGCCGGGCCGGGCGAGCACGCCGCCCTCGGTGAGCATCAGGCGCTCCCGGGCTGGTCAGCGGCGACGCGCTGCACGTAGGCGACGCGGCCGCGGTCCTGATACAGCTCGCCGGGGACCGCGGAGACGGTCCCGTCACCGCGGCGGTGCACGTCGGCGAGCACGAGGGTGCGCTCGTCGGCGTCGATGAGCAGGCCGTCGTAGACGGTGCCGTCGATCAGGAACACCAGCAGCCGCGACTTCACCAGTCCGCCGATGACGCGGTCGAGGTCGGCGGGCGGGCGGGCGGCGAGCTCGGCGGCGAGGCGCTGCGCCTGCTCGGCGTGCTCGGCGGCGATCTGGCGGGCACGCAGGGCGTCGCGGCGGGCGGCGGCGAGCTGGGCTTCGGTCGGTCGGTTGGAGAACACGGGGTCCGCGCCCCCTTCTCGTTCGTGGGGGCAGAGGGGGCGGGCCGGCTACACCTGCGACCAGGGCGACTCGACGCGCGCCGGCTGGGCGGCGTGATCGACCCAGGGCGACGCGGCGGCCACCCCAGGGGTGACGCCGGGCTCGGGGATGTACCCGGGGATGGAGAGGTCTTCGGGGCGGAACCCGAGGCCGCCGTGGTCGACGAGTTCGCCGCGGTCGTCGTCGTCGTCGAAGATGACGCTCGGGGCCGTCCCGATGGCCATCAGGGCGTACCGCGCCGAGTCGTAGTGGTGGTCGGCCGCGTTGGTGTCGACGTCCTCCGGTTTACGGGGGTCGCGCGGCAGGTTCTCCATCGTGGTGAGCAGCTCTGGGCAGCCCGTCTCGACGACGTGCACGTTCGGGCACAGCTCGAACCCGAGGTCGCGGTGGTAGGCGCAGGCCGGGGCCGGCGCGAGGTACTGGTGCACGCGCTGCTTGCCGCCAAACCGATCATTGTCGGCCTTCCGTAGCGGGGTGCCCTCCAGCGCGAACTGGCTGGCGGGCGGGAGCGCCGAGCCGGCCTTGCCCCACATCGCCGGGTCGGCGGCGCGGGTCGCGACCACGTGGTCGCCCTCCAGGGCGCGGACCTTGCGGGCCTGCTCCCGCTCGGGGGTCTGCCGCATCGACAGCTCGGCGTAGAACCACACGCGGCCGTCGCTGTCGCGGGCGGCGAGCAGGTACACCGAGGGGGCGGTCCAGCCGTAGTCGAGGCCGCCGTAGCGGATCCACGAGGCGGGCACGTCGAACGCGGGCACGGCCAGGCCGCCGACGCGCTGGCCGGTGGCGGTGTCGGTGTAGGCGTCGCGGCGCCAGTCGGGGAACGCCTGATCGGGCATCACCGACCAGTCGCCGTCCATGATGCGGCGGCGCAGCTCGGGGTCGTCGATGCCTTCGAGCACCTTCTCGTACGACCCGACGAACGGGTTGTCCGAGATCTTCGCGGGGATGAAGATGCGGCGCCGGCCGGCCTTGTCGATCAGTTCGAGCTTGCCGTAGTCGGTGGCGTCGACGTAGCCCTTCTTCACCACGCCGTGCCCGACGAACCCGGGGTTGCTCATCGACCGCACGCCCAGGCACGGCACCCCGGGGACACCTGAGCGGACGCGCGTGTAGAGGAAGTTCACGACCTCGGGGTCGATGGTGGTGCGCTCGTCGAGGATCAGCAGGTTG